CATTAACATTGCTGGGACAGAGTCTTTTCCTGCTTGTGAGAAAGAAGTAGAAGGAACAACACCACCTTGAGAGAACCCAAAGAAGCCTATACCTTTCATAATTATGTCACCAACATCCATACCACCCCCAGCACCGCCTCCAAGGAGACCGCTTAGTGAGCTACCTAGACCGCTGAATAATCCACCTAGGGAGTCTGTTAGACCACCAAAGATGCCACCGATAGAACCAAGTATACCGTCAAAGCTTGAGAAGAATCCATCAAAGACTCCGCCTAGGCTTTTAGTAATCTCGCCACCTATGTCTGCACCACCAGCGTCACTGTTACCGTATGAGCTTGAGCCACTAGACCCAGTAGCCGCTTTACCACCGAAGCCACCGAAGCCACCTCTAGATGCACCGCCTAGTTTAGAACCAAGACCTTCAATACCGTCAAACAAAGTGTCAAAAGAGAAATTCTCTAAGAACTTTTCTGAGAAGCTTGTTGAGAAAGCATTGATAACAGAAGAAGTAAACTGGTCAAGCATAGCCTTACCAACGTCTTCAAATGAGTCACCATGTAACAAAGCAGATAATGCTGATGCAAAAGAATTGTTAAAGTCTTCTGCGTACTTCGTAGCTGATTCTGAAACCTTTTTAGACTCGATGTCTTTTAAAGCGCCTTTAGCTCTATCACCACCAGCAAGTAAGTCAGCTGTCTGTTTCTCTGTTAAACGAGTAATTCTGTCTAACTGAGCAATAAGTGCTTTTCTTTCTTTAACATCTAAGTCATCACGTTTAAGCTCTACACTTATCTCTTGTGCTTGCCCGCCTAAAGTAAACCGACCAATGTCTCCACCGCCGCTTCTAAACTTAGGCATGATACCGTTGTTGATAGCGCTCATAAAGCCAGAGCCAAACTTTTGTACAGCCGCTTGTTTCATAACAAACTCACCATCTGATAACATCGCAGGGATGTCGTCTGATGTTCCTGTACCTACACCGTTAACTGGTCCACCTGTTGAGAACTGTGCTACAGCACCAAATCCCGGAGGAGTTGCTTTTCCGAAGGACTCTTTAACTATTTGTACGTTTAAGCCTTTGTCTTTAATCGTTGCTTCTAGTTTCTCGATAGCAACTTCTAAGTTACTCTTGCCACTAATTAGCTGAGAAAGGTTAGCTGGTACTTCGAACAACTTGTCTTCTTTAAGACTGTTAATGTTCTTAGACAACATGATTATAGTGTCTAGAGAAGCTTTATCAAGATTAATAAACCCACCAGCAATGCCAGATATAAGGTTCTTGTTCTTTGTTGCCGCTTCAATTCTACTGTCTTGTTGTTCATTAGAACTTTGTCCAGTAAGAAGTCTACCTGCTTTGTCAATAGTCGCATCAATAGCTGTCTTAGCCGCATTACCAACCATAGCTGATATAGCCGCAATCATCCCTACTGATAAGCCTACTAGTAAGCCTTTCTGCATAGCCGCACCCATCTTAAAGCCAGTTGACTTAAGTGCTTCATTCATAGCCGCTGAGAGTGCGATACCTCTTATAACATTTATTATCTTACCTATAGCGGCTGTTGTAGCCATTTGGAAAGCAATACCTGTCATGATGGAAGTACCCATCTGTATTCCAAGTTTAAAGAAAGGTTTGTCGTCAAGACCTAAGTCCTCTGCGATACCTTCACCAACATTGAAACCAACAAAGCCACCTGCAAGACCAACACCATTAGCAATAGTGCCGGCGTTATTCTTAAGTGCACCAACAACGCCTCCAGCACCGGCTTTGCCTACTGCTGTACCTGCACCAATCATAGTTGCAATCTGTTTTCCAACAAATACAGCCGCAACTCTTAGTTTAGAAGATAAAGCCAAAGCACCTAATGCAATAATTAAGCTTGATGTTATTGTTGAAGTTGCTGTACCGGTAAAGTCTTTACCACCGAAAGCACCTTTAAGGAAGTTATCTCCGACTGTTGTTGCTAAAGAGCCAATACCCTTCAGGATATTACCAACTAAGTCGCTATCAGGGTTTGCAAATGCATCCCTTAGTAACTCACCAAAGCCTTGTGCAGTTTTACCTACAGCCGCTTTAAAGTCTTCGTCTTCAGAAAGACTAATTGCAGTTCCTAAGAACATCGCACCAATAGCTTTAGAAAGAATGAACCCTCTTAATTTGCTATTCAACCCTGCAAATAAAGCCGCTGAGAAGATAGCTGAAGCTTTTGCCGCATTCTCTTTTAAGTAAGTATTCAACTCAGTAAACGACTCGTCTAAGTCTTTACTAAACCTGCCTATAGCCCTAACAATGATAAACAGAGGGTTGCTATTTAAGAACTCTTCTGTTGATTTAATAGAAGCTTCTAGGCTCTCTTTGTTTTGCTTGAACTTTAACTGTACCTCAGGTATCGTAGGAAGGACTAACAAGTCTGCTTCACCATCTAAACCCTCAGGTCTTATCTTCTCAGTTAACTTTCTGTTAAAGCTGTTATACTTTATTTCTGCTGTGTCTATCGCCTTAAGGAATCCTTCAGTGAAGTCTTCTTTAATAGTTGGAGTTACAACATTGTTTTCTATCTTAGCTTTAAATGCTGTCCAGTTTGGACCCGCGTTCTCTTTAGTTTCTCTAAAAGACTTCTGTATCTTCAGTAAAGACTTTTCTACAGAATCCGCTTGTGTCTGTAAACCTTTACCAAACTCAGTCTCAGAAACACCAGTAACAAACTGTTGCCAGTTGTCATAAGCTTCAAAGTGCAAGTCACTAAAGATTTGAGATATCGAATCGCCCCATTCAGCTAGTTGTGCTTTTGGTCCTGCAAGATAAGTTGACAAGTCACTACCAATAGCTAGCTTCTGTCCTGACTTCTTCTTAGCAGGGTCAAACATACTTGTCCAGTAAGAGTTACCTACAACTGCTTTGTGTAGCTTCTTAAATAGCTTCTTAACAAATGCAGTAAAGTTAGCTAACTTGAGTCTAGCACTAGCCATGTTAGGTGTCATGTTCTTTACTAAGTCCATCTTCTTGATAGTGAACTCTATAGAGACCTTGCCTGCTTTCTTAGCCTTTTCTTTTGCCTTAGTAATAGCCGCAACGATGTTATCACCTACTTGGCCACCATCGATGTCGCCAGTAAATATGCCTTTTATGAAACCGTTAATTTCTGAAGCTATTCTTTTTATTCTAATCTTTGCTAACAAGAATTCACCACTTAACAACACAGAGAAACCAATAATGTTCTCACCAAAGAACTTTATTCCTTCTGTAGCAAGTCTAATACCGTCTGCGATACCTGCAGAGGAACCAACTGCTTGGTCTAAGTTAGCTATAGCTCTAGTCCATTCGTTACCGAACACCTGTGCTAAGCCACTTACTGTAGCGTCTAGTGTGTTAAACTCTGCGTCTATTTCAGCCGCACCACTTAGGATAGATGCGTAGACAGCTTCAGCAGTAATATTGCCTTTCATAGCTTCTTCACGTAACTTACCAAATGGTATGCCCATACCGTCAGCAATAGCTTGTGCTAACCTTGGCATCTGTTCTAGAACCGAGTTAAGTTCTTGTCCACGTAACTGACCAGAGGCTAAGCCCTGTCCTAACTGGATGATAGCCGCGTTAGCTGACTGTGCACCAGCACCAGAGATTGTAGCCGCCTTTTGAACTGCTTCAGTTACTTTTAATAATTCTGCAACAGGCTTGTTTGAGTCTTTAAGAGCCAAACCAAATCTGTTAAATGTCTCCGCGGCACCTTCAATAGAACCACGAGAACGTTCTGCTATCTTAAACAATTCGTTCATTGTAGCGTTTGTTTTGTTTATATCTTTAGTAACAAGTTTTACCCTGTTGCCTAAGTTAGTCATAGCATCAGCGTTACGTGTGAGACCTTTAGTTAAGGCACCACCAGTAAACGCCGCTGTTAAACCTACTGCTAGGTTTCGGAAAGTCTTAGAAACAGCTGAAGCCCTCTTGTCAAGGCTTACAATACTCTTTTCTAATTTCCCCATTTCTCTTTGGGCTTGAGCCGCGTCTGCTCTTACCCTAATCTTTACACCACTCATATGTGTGTCTCCTATAATAAAAAAGCCCCCGATAAGTTTCTCGCATTTCGGAGAAGCCATCGAGGGCATAATATATTAATCAGCTTGGGGTAATAACGCCGATTGTAACTAGTGTTTGTTCTATGAAGTATTTAGGAGCTTGTTTACTCCACCCAGCATTTAGTCTGCCGATGTATTCTACTTCATTAATGATATTGCCACCTGTAAAGCCGCCATATCTGTTCTTTTCTATTTCATCAAACCAGCCCATACGAGCATTACCCTCATCAACGGGGGTCACTATCTTAAGTTGGTTTGTTCCATAGTGTATTAATTCTTCTATTTCTTTATTAGCAACTTTCTTGATATCACGTTCAATACGCTCTATCTCTTGCTTAAAGTTAACTATCTCTAAAGAGACTAAACTATTATTTTTTGCCATCATTCATCCAAGGTGGTGTCCAACCAGTATCGTCACCATCTTTAGCCGCCATCATCATTTCGAGGAATTTGCCTTTAGGTAGTGCTTTTACTTCTGCTGGAATGTTATCTTTCATCTGCTTCAACGAAGCAAACACGTCTTCTGCTTTACCTTTAAAGCCCTGTGCTTGTAAACCAAGGAATGTTCTTTGGTCTTCTCTATAACCAACAGGTCTTTTCTTAAAGTAATCAACCCACTTTAGTAATTCTGTATAAGGCATTTCTTCATGTAGCTTGTATACGGGCATCTTTAACTCGTATGCTATTTCAAAAATAGTCTCTTCAGACTGGGTTAGTTTCCCTCAGTTCCACCGCCAAGGCCAGATAATTCCATAACCTTAGTTGATAGTTTATTTAATTCTTCGATTGGGAATGTATCGAAGTCTGCGTCTGATAATTCATCAGCACCTAATACTGCTACTTTAATAATGTCACGAAGGAGTCCGATTTGCTTTTTAGCGTCATCACTGTCGCCTACTTTAGCAATTACTTTCTGTAGGTCTAATATCTCTGCTACAGTTAGTTTCTTTACTTCTACTTCATCGCCCATGAATGGGACTTTTTCTGTTATTGCTTTACCAACGAGATGTTTCATTGTTTTGTTCCTATTAATTTAATTTATCTTTTTCTGAAAATAGTTCTGGGTTGTTTGCTTGAAAGTCGTCTAACATTTTTCGTACTGTATGCAACACACTTAATGTTTCCATAATCTCACGACCTGTTGTTGACTCGTTATCGAAGTCCTTAAATCTCTCAAATGATTTTCTAATACTTATATCAACACTTCTGCGCATGTGGCGAAAGGTTGTCCTCATGACAAAAGCTTTACTGAATGGTTTATCCATTGTTTTACCTTTTGTAGCGGAGGCTCTCCGAAGAGAACCCCCTAATTCTTATCTAGTCACTATTATATAGTAGCTGGGCCAAAGAAATCTGATTGTGCTGACAAAGTAACAGTTGCAGTTGTTGCGTCTGTTAGTGCAGGGTTAACCAAGATAGCTTCGATTTTTCCTAAGAAGTAGAACTCAGTGTTAGCTGAAGCGATAGTCGCAGAAGCGCCTTCGTCTGCAGTTGTTGCTGTTGAACACATCATGAAACGGAATACACAGTCTGTACCGATTAGGGCGTGTATGTCTGTCATGTCGTCTGCTACGTAGTTTACAGTAACTTCTAAAGTCGGAGCGTCAGCTTGACCTTGAACCTGTGAAGATGTCTTCTGACCATAAACAGGAACGTTTACGATGTTTGCAGGTGTACCGATTGATGGGAATTCACGTACTGAAGGCATACGGACGTGGTCTGCGTCTGCAGTTCCGTCTACTGTGCCTACGAATAGTGCCGCACATTCTGCTACTGTATCAGTAGAAGCAGGGATTGTGCCTTTGAAGATGTCTAGGTATGTAAAGATACCTGCACCTAATGATGAAATATGTGCCATTTGCTATTCTCCGTAATGTGTAAATGGGATTATGTAAGATGCACTATAAAGTGCTTTGTTCGAAGGGTCTAAACCCTCCACTGTTAAATATGATGTTCCTAGCTCTGTGCTACCATACATTTCATGTTCTAGTAGCGTATCAAGCTTATCGCTTATCTGCATTATTCTTTTATTGCCTTCTCCTGCTTTGACGAATATCTTAACAGCAACTAAACCTTTAGTAGATTTCTTTGCATCATAAGCATAATATTCACTTGCAGAAGGCATAACAGTTAGTATGCAGTATTCATTTGTGTCACTCTTTTTACCTTGGTAGTTTGATGGATAAACAGCTATGCCGTTACTTACCCAAAAGACATCAGCAAACTGAGCTTCAATGTTGTTAAGTATGTTTTCAAATGCCATTTACTTCTCCTTCGTTAACACAGCTTCAGTGATGAAGCCATTGTCCGAGTAGTCTACGATGTTATAAATAACACCATCAACTGCTAGAGAGTCGTAAACCTCAAGGTCTACTACACCCTTAATCAGAGCAGAAGTTGTAAAGCCAGTTCCCGAACTAGTCTTCTTTGATTCAATAAATAATTCTATTGTTTCAGTAGAAGTTACTGATTCGGTAGATTGAGTGGCGAAGTTATAATCACCAACATTCTTAACTGTTAAAGTTCCAGTTTGTTTTAAGTCACCAATAGCATTAAAAGCTTTATCAACAGCGTTGTTGATTCTGGCTTTCATTGACATTAGTTAGCCCTCCACCAAGAACCGCCTTGACCTGAACTACCACCACCCCGTAAAACGAGGGGTTTAATAGCTTTAAGTACAAGCGGGTTTTTGATAGGAGTACGAGTGACATCTCCGTTAGTATCAGATATAGATATCGAACCAACAGAGATGCTTTCGAATGTTTGCGTTGAACCTGTCAACAAGTCTTCGTTGTTAACTAGGTGTAGAGCTTGCTCGTATACTGCGGTTTTCACCATAGCTGGTATCTCTGATTCACTTGGAGTGATAGAGAAACCCATACGAGGGTCGTGATACGTAGCGTTCTTTCGAGGCCACGCAAGAGCTTGGGAGGAACTAACAGCAGAACCAATCCAAGAATTGTTATCAACAATATTAGTTGCTGTAACAAGTGCTTGTTCTTTGATGTCGTCTGTAGCGTCAAACCAGTTGGCGTTATCAATACGAGTTTCAAAGTATGTATCAGCGTCTGCTATTATAACGTAGCTGTTTGTATTGAGTACAAGTGCCATTAGTTCTCTCCTTTAGATTTAAAATTAAGCGTGGAAGATTGGCAAGATACCTAAGTTCAAGCTATCCATTTTACGTGTGTAAGAAGCGCCAGCGCCCAATACAGTGTTTGAAGCGAATGCATTTGATGCACCAGCCCAGTCGTAACCCATTGGGTGGTTGATGTAACCCCAACGATACCAAACGTTAGTTGAACCACCACCTAAGTAAGAAGCCGCCGCACGGTCTACTTCTACTGGAGTTGGCATGTTGATTGCTGTTGCCGCAACTGAACCCGGCTTGATGATGTATGAACACTTAG